CAACTCTGAATCTACCACTTAAGTCAATATCCGATGTTGAAAAGGATATTGAAGTAAGTCGCGTATGGAAGGCTTACTCAGCATACAAAGACCAACTCAATAAGTTGGCTAAGGAAAAGGGTTATGCGAGTTATGCTTCAGTTGAAGAACTTCGCTTGTCTCTTAAGCAATATGCAGAAGAATTGACTGCATACAGTTCAGCCTGGGGCAATGAGTATAAGAGAAACTTAACAGAGAACGTCTCATACAAATACGCTTGGGGCTTAACCCAGATTGTTAAGAATGAAAAGTTTATGGCTAAACACGGCAATACTCAATTCTGGACTCACACTGAAGCAATGATGAAGTACCGTGACGACTACGCAAAACTTATGAAGGATGCTCCAAACGGTTACAAGTCAGCAGTCAGAAATGCCTGGACTGATTATGTTCAATCTGTTATCGACTTAGTTGACCCTAAGTTAGCAGACATCCTAGATAGATATTTCTTGAATGACCAACTTACGGAGGTAAACGTTGACTAGGTATAGAAAATCGGTATTGCCACCGCCGCCGACCACTATTAATTTTTCTGCCAAGGGTTCAAAGAAAACTATCAACTACATCTGGATGCCAGATGCCAACGGCAACTTGGTCAAGAAAGATGCTGCTATAGTCAAGAAGACTTTCTCGAAACTATCTGAGAAAGCACAGACTGCTCTAGCCCAGTACATCATCACAGTTCAGAATCGTCAGCCCACCGATGCAGCCCGCAAGACTGTATTCAATAACATCATTGATGCTGCTGTAGCCTCCTACAAAGAAGGCAAGAAGCAGACCCCTTGGGATGTCTTACAGATTCAGTTGGATAATGCGCCACGTCAAACCAACGCGACTTATTCATATACCAATTATGACAAGATTACCTCTGATGCAATCCTGCAGAATGCTGCTAGAGAACTAGGTTTTACCGAAGGTTCATTTGCACAGTTTGGCGAGCAAGACCTTGCTGACTTCTATGAGAAGTTATCAGCAGCCGCTAAGGCTGGTGGCAAAACTACTCAAGTTATTACTAAGCCAGATGGAACTCAAGAGACTGTAACAACTCCAGGACTATTTGATGCTAAGACTTTTGCTCAGAACTACCTTTGGACTAAGGTAAATGTTGGCGATGCCAAGACTCTTCCAACTAGCGTCATTGACAAGATTGGTACACTTAAGACATTACTTAAGGCTAATGGTCTTGGATATTTTGGTGACAAAGAAATTGCTAACTACGCCCTGCAGTTAACAAAGGGCGAGATGAGCCTAGATAAGTTGCAAGCAGAATTCAATGCTAAGGCTGCTGAAATTTATCCACTCTTTGCTGACAGACTTAAGGCTAATCCATCTCTTACAGTTATGGATTTAGCGCAACCTTACATTGGTCGTATGGCTAAGTATTGGGAAATAGACCCAAGCACAATCGACCTAGATAATCCTGACCTCGATAAGTTCTTGCGTCCAGACGGAACAGCAGGAAAAGTTCCAATGGGCAGCCTTGCTGACTTTGAGACATATCTTAAGTTTCATCCTAATTCAGAAAAAGCACAATGGAAGATTCAAGGTTCACGAGACCTTGCTACTGGCTTGGCAAGCGCTATGGGATTTGGAGTATAAATGGCTGACGAACGAGATAGAATCAGAGCCCAACGCGAAGCAGATGCCAAGGCAAAGGCGGACGCAGCAGCGGCTGCACGTCAAGCACGTATGGACGAACTTAAGGCTGAGCGTGAAGCAAAGGCTGCAGCAGATGCTAAGGCTCGTGCTGCATCTAATCCATTATTTGACCCAACCAATCGTCCTGAAGCCCCACCTTCTGACGATAAGAATGTTTACTATTACAGTTGGATTGGTGGAGGAACTACTGGTCAATGGAGACTATATAAGACTCCGATTGATTCGCCAACTGCAGCATCTGCTGAAGCACGTTCAACTGGCGGTGCAACGCTAGCCCAATTTGGTAGTTCTGCAGGCGCTAACACAGTTCCTAAACCTGGCACAGGTGGCGGAGTTACAGGTGGAGGTACTACTGGAGGCGGCACGACTGGTGGAGGAACTACGGGGGGTGGCACTACTGGAGGTGGAACCACTGGTGGTGGTACAACAGGTGGAGGAACTACAGGTGCAGGAACTGGTGCTGGAACGGGAACTACTGGTACAGGTACAACTGGACCTACTGGTCCAACGCTAGCCAAAGATGTATTCAAAGCAACATTGGCTCTTTACTTTGGTGAGGCTGAACTTGCTAAAGGCTGGATGGATGAACTCTACAATGCAGTATCAAAGTTCTATCTCAACGGTCAAGATGTCGCAACATCATTTAATATGGCGTTGCTTGACTCCCGTAACAATCCAAACCTCAAAGCATTTACTGACCGCTTCAAGGGCATCTACGCTCTTCAAGACTTAAGACAGGCTGGCAAGCCAGTCAGCGTTCCAACCATTGCAGAATATGTCGCTGCCCAAAAGGGTATGGCTGACATCTTTAGCGAAGTTGGTTTAACTGACCTTGCTACAGAGCAATTTACTGGAGACTTAATCGGTAAGGGCAACTCCGTTACCACAGTAGCGGACAAGATTTCTAAAGCATTCCAGCGTATTGATATGGCTCCCAAGGCTATCAAGGATACTTTGAGTCGTTACTTTCCAACAGTTGACAGAACAACTCTTGCCAAAACTCTACTTACTGGTCAGAAAGGTGTTGACGCACTCGTTGACGAACTTTCTCAGTATGAAGTACTAGCCGCTGCAGAGCAGCAAGGTTTAGGTTCAATCAACCGAATCGGTGGAGTTGACCTAGGGCGAGCACAAGAATATGCCCGTATGGGTGAAACATTTAGTTCACTCACACCTCAGTTTAGTAAGATTGCTAGAGCATTGCCTACAACATCTAAACTTGCTGGTATTTCAAGAACAGAAGATATTGGTCAAGTAGGACTAGAGCGAGCACTTATTACTCAGTCTGCTAAAGACCTACAGAAACTTGAAGAGTTGACTTCACAAGAAGAAGCCCGCTTTATGGGCAAGGCAGGTCGAGCAGAACTCGGACTTGCATCACAGCGCAGAGCAAATCGCGCTTTCTAAATAGAGAATCCTGAGCGGACCGACCAGCCCCGCCAGCGTATAAGACTGGTAGCAAGAGCCAACCCACAGTCCCCGCGTGGTCATTGAGGCTTGCGACTAACAACGAATAGAAGGGTGGAACGTTGCTATGAGCAACAACTACTGGGAAGACGAAGAAGACGACCTAGATACCAATGATGGTCTGGATGGTAATGACCTAGTTAAGAAACTACGTAAAGCCAAAAGGTCAGACGAAAAGCGTATCAAGGAACTTTCTGAACAACTTGAGGGATTCCTCAAAGAGAAGAAAGAATCGACTGTACGTCAAGTCCTAGAAAAGAAGGGCGTAAACGCTAAGGCTGCACGATTGATTATGAAAGACCTGGAAGATGTTAACGAAGAGACAGTCAATGGCTGGCTCGATGAAAACGCTGACCTATTCGGAATCAAAGTTGCAGATGCCCCCGAAGTAGACAAGAGCAATCTTGCTGCACTACGCAATCAAGATGCACTTACTCAGGGAGCGGTTACTCCCGACAAGGCGCAAGACTTTGAGCAGCGTCTAAACAATGCAGGCTCAGCAGAAGAGATTCTAAGTCTCTTGCGCTCACAAGAATAATCAACCGTTCATAGTCACTTGGAGGTGACAACTCAATGTCCAACGCATACACAGATACAGGTGCTTCCTCTCTCGGAGGTACAGTAGGTGGTGCTGGTCTCGTACAGAAGGCGTATGACCGTCTTCTCGAGTTCGCTCTCCGTTCTGAACCACTAATTCGTTCAGTCGCAGATAAGCGCCCAGCCCGTCAAGCATTCCCAGGTCAAACAGTAGTTCTACAGAAGTACGTTGACCTAAACCAAGCAACCACTGCTCTTACTGAAACAGTAGACCCAGATGCAGTTGCTCTATCAACACCAACCTCAGTAACCATTACTCTTAACGAGTACGGTAACTCAGTATTGGTCACCCGCGC